GGAAGCGTAAGCTTCCGCGAGGGAGCCGGAGTAAGGCGGGGCTGGCTATGGAGCAGGCCGGCAGGCTACTGCGGATCGCTGGCTAGCCTATCCGCAAGCGGCGGCAGGCCAGCCAGCTAGCAGGCCAGCAGGCCTGCCTAAGCTTTCACCCGGCTTCGAGGGCTGGCCAGTTGGCCTGCCTGAGAATGGCACAGCTTTGATAAACAGCTATGCTGTTTATCAAGGCAAGCCTATATATAAAGCTGCCGGTAGGCAGCCTAGAGCCTGCTTCGGGTGAAAGTATCTTAACTAAAGGATAGAATTATTGCTATAACTGATGCTGTTAATGATGAACCAAGCATTAAGCCTTGTATAAACATTTGTATTTCTTTAGTCATTGTGTATCACCCCCAGCTACAGCAGCATGATCATAAGGCAAGAGGATGCCTTGGGTGCTACTGCTGCAGCTGCTTAGGGTTTAAAGGCCTAAGCCTTGCCCTCACGGGCAATCTTGGCAACTTGCTCTTTAGCCTTGCTTAGGCCTTGTAATTCTTCCATTGTTTCAATTAAATCTCTGGATAACTTAAAGATTATCTTTTGATAATCATAGTTATTGTTTAAGTCTTTTTCTTGTAGTTCTTCTATAGCTTGTTTTAATAGTTGAAGTTCTTGTGTTGTATATTTATTCATTGTACCACCTCCCTTTCATTGATGAAGGTGTCCATGTAGGCTACAGGTTTAATGTCTACAATGATAGTCTTATGGATAAACCATTTCTTATCTTTACTTAAGCCCATCTTAGTCTCAATCATAGGTTTGTTGTTGTAGGTGTTGTCTTTGTTGCATTTTTCACAAATTTCTTTTATTTCATTCATTTTTTTTATCTCCTGTGATTTCTCACAGCTTGCTTGAGAAATAGAGAGATATTTTTACCTAATATAAACAGATTTGACAGATGTCCTAAGCCTTTTATTTGTTTTGCTTGCAGGTTACTGTATAGCAAGCAACACATTTAAAAGGTTAGTAGGTTATCTGTCCGGAGCGAAGCGGAGCTGTTTATATTTGGTGTAACCATTTATCTAGACCCTTCTGTTTCTTCTTACGACCTATCTTTGTATAGTCTATGCTACCTCTGCTCTTCTTCATGGTATTGTATTAACCTATAGTTAGGACAGTTAGGATCTAAACAAGTGTAGCAAGGTCCGTAGAGTACCTTTACCAACTGCATTCCACACTGTACACACTTCATTTGTGTCTAGCCTCTTGTAGCATCCAAAAGAAAGCTAATATGATTACAAAAGCTGCAATCACCATTGAAGTTTCGCCGCCTGTCATTCTTCTGCCTCAGTTTCCACTGGCTCAACAGCGTTTAGCTCGTCACACATCTCTTTAGCTGTGACTACAACATGCTCAAGCTCAGCTTTCAAAGCTTCTGCATCATCTCCCCTAACAGTACACTCCCAATAGTTATGTCCCTTAGCCGATGTTTTAATGTTGATCCGATACTTAGGCTCAGAGCTAGCAGTCTGCACAACAGGCTGTGGTGCTGGCTGGCCAACCTTCTCACATTCTATGTCACCATTAGGTAACTTAGATTTATCACTTTCTCCATAGAAATCTATAATATTTTCATAATTTCCTTTCTTTACTATTTCTACATCTACTATTTCACCCACATTTTTAATTAAGTCAGGCAAACAGTGTTCTTTGAAACAACTATACTTTCCTGCACTTGTTTCAAATACACCATATATACTCTTTTTATCTTTTCCAACCTTTGCTTCATGTTCAATTATTTTTATAGTTTGTCTCATTTGAATATCCTCGCTAATAATCCCTTTCTAGTTTTTGTCTTTCTATTACATGATGGACAGGTAGCTAAGAACAACTTACCCCTGTAGTCCCATTCATATAAACATCTATTACATTTTATTTTTACCATACTGATATAGTAGTGGTGGTACTATATAAAGATATATATTGTCGAGTATCTAAGTGGTGGTATTACTTATTTTCTTTCTCTTTAGAAAGAGCATTTAGTACCCTAACTACTTCTTCCATTTTGATTTCTAGTCTAACTATTCTTTCTAAATTTTCCATTATTATGTTCCTGTTGTGTAAGCATATAAATAATATACTGTGCCTGCAATCTCTACAGCTATTTGTTTTGTTAATGTTCCGGGATTAGTTATTGCATCGTCTCTTGCCTTTATCAAAGGTTCGTTAACTGCAAATGCACTCATATCAATCCCCCCCGGTAACCCTGTACCAGCATTGTCGTTGACTATATGTATAGCCCATTGATTGTTTATAGAATTACAATCCATGTCAATCTGTATTGCATTAGTGTTAGCATTACAGTCAATATATAAACATCTCTTGGCTGCATCTTGTCTAAGGTATAGTACAGTGCAACCTGTGGCATTAATGTTTTGGTTCCACATAAAAGTTAATTCTCTGTTCGAAGAGTTTGAAGAGTTTGAGTGTAAGAATAGACCTCTTCCAGTTGTAGTTTGTGGTGATTGAATTGTTAATATGTTAGCTGTTGTGGCTTCAGAGTCTATATAAATACTTTCAGAATCGCCATTTTGATCTATTGTTACCTTTCCATTAAATAGTGTTTCAGAAGCAGTTCCTACATCGACCACTTCCATCATAGTATTATTATTAGGATCAAATACAGTAAACTTTTTTCCATTTCGAGGAAGTTTCCAGATTAAGTTATCCGAAGTATCAACATTAAATATGTTTACAGGAGTGCCATCAGCCCTATCCCATTGGATTTGTGTATTATTATTTAATCTTAAAGGCAATGCTGTGTTTAGAGTTCCTGAATCTGCAGTCTTACCTATTCCTACACTTGTGTTATCAGATACTATAACGACATCATTGTTGGTTCCAGTAGGTGAAACGAGTTTGGTGTGAGAATGATCTGGATCAACTCCATCCGCTTTAGTATCAACATAATCTTTATTAGCTAAATCTATATTTTGAGTTGGAGTTTTTCTTAAAGAACTATGTGAAACATCTCCTGAATGATTAGGCAAAAACATTTCATCAGCTAAAGGAGTTCTAGTTTCTGTCTTAGCAGTCATGCTTTTGACTAACCTTTGAACTTTTGTTGCACCCATTATAAACCAACCTTTTTACGCCTTGCTACTGTTGATCCTTTCTCAGGTACTAGGTTTGATTGTCTCCCTACTTGTTTTGTGGTCTCTGCTATCAGGCCACTGGTAGGGGGGTATCTTTTAAGTATAGCTCTTGTTTTGAGAGTTCCTGTTATTGACATACTTAAAATAAGAGATAAAGAAATATAAAAACCTTTCTAAGCAGATAGTATGCTGTAAGCATAACCTATGCCATCATGACACATTATGTTTACATTGTCAGCTGCTAAAGGAGTAGTTTCTAAGAATGTTAATCTGCTTGAGAACTCATTGAAATCTGAATAGATTAAATCTCCTATGATTGTTCCATCATCTTCGCCAGTACCTTCATCAAAGATGTTCTGGTCTAAGTTCCATGAGTTATGTAAATCAGCTGTTGAAATAAGTGTTCCACTCATAGCTTGGTTTACTTGTTCTGCAGTTAAAGCTGCAGTAGAAGTTGTATCACTCCACAATCTTACATTTGCTATGTAACCTTTGAACTCATTTGTAAGTGCTCCACTACCAGCCACACTATCTGCTGCTCCAATGTGTGCTCCATCAATATTATTTAAATCATCAAACCATTGTTCTCTTCTAGTTGAAACAGTCCATGTTAGAGCTTGGTTTTTACCATCTATATAAATTTTCATTACATTTCCATCTTGTACAATAGCCACATTATGTATTTTATGAGGGATTATAGAATCTTCAGGGGTATTGACATCTATTTGTGTGGTAGGCCCGGCTTTTACCATCATAACATGAATAGATCCTTCTTCGACTGAGAATGTAACATATTCTACTGCATTAGCATCTCCAAACCCCATAAATGTATAAGTGTTTGCTGCATCTGGCACACAAATATCCGCCATGAATGTACCAGTAGTATGATTTCCTGCTACAATTGATACTGCAGCTGCATCAACTTGGACTCCATCATCAACATTACCACCTAAGAATCTCATCCCCCTTTTTACAGGAGCTAATGCTCCACTCACAAAGTGTAAATCTGTGGTTGCCATTTAATATCCTACAACCCCTGCTTGTTGTAATGCATCAATGCATGCATTAGGAGCTGCTTTTTGATCTGTTGCTGAGGTATCTGTCGAATCAGTAATTACAGCATGTGTTGGTTCATCTCTTTGGTTTCTTCCCATCTTTTTTAACCTCTAGTTTAGGTTTAGGAGCTGGTTTGTTAACAACCAATTCAAAACCTAGAATATTTTTACCAGCGTATTTAGCATGTTTAGCTACTTTAGCTTTAGCCCTGTTTAAGTAAAAAAGGGATTCTTGTGAATTACCCTCATCTCCTAATTCTTTCGCTAATCTTAAACATGTTTCAACAGTCATTTTATGTCACCGTATCTGTTATCACAAACACTGCGTTTGGATTGGGTCTGATTGCTTCGCCCTCTGCCCATACTCTAACCTTTTTTCCTATTCCAGGATCATCAACTACTGCTGAAGTTAGTGACATAAACTCTTTCCAAACTACTGCTTTGTTAGGTAGGAATACAACTGCTTGGTCTGTTGTTGCATTTTCAGAAACAACAACTTTGAGTCCTAGTAATTCCATCATAACTCCTGACCTTACTTTCTCACTTGAGAAACTTGGGATGCTTGATCCCTTAACCGAAATTATCCAGTTAAGTAAGTTCTTGTATTCAATGGAGTTGATGTATAGAACTGCTCCGCTTGTGTTATATCCTTGAGCTCTTATCTTTTGTTGAGCGTTTGTTAAATCTAAAATTGGATCTCCAGTTGCTGTGTCATCCCATCCATCAGCTGTTGCTGCTGCTGTTTGAGCTCCAGCTGAAGTCATTACAGTGTAGATTCTACTATCTACTTGGTAGTTTACTGCTCTAGCAATATCTTTAATCAGGTCTGCCCAAATGTCTGGGTCACTATCTTTAAGATCTTCATAGGTGATCAAAGGACTTTCTGCGAAGTACTTCTTTATATAAGATGTGTTTCTTGTGTAAGTTGGTTCTATTGCTACCGGTAAGGATTTTGAACTTGTGTTAGAAATTAAAGTTCCTGTTATTCCAGTTGTGGTTGGTCCTGTTAGGAAACCAGCTGTTTTCTGATACCATCTTAACTCCCTTGCTCCTGCTTTTGTAACTCTACAAAAATTCTTTAAAACTACGCCTTCTTCTGCGAAACCCTCAACTAATTTGTTGATGTCGATTCCCCTTATATCTGCCTGTCCTGCTGCATCTGCCATTTTAAGATAATTGCACTCCTAGAGGTTTCAATTCAAATAAGAATGTCTCACCATCTGTTGCTGTTTCTAATGCTATCCCTACTAAATGTTCAGAATTTACATCTGCATTGACAAGTTCATTTGCTGCACCTGTTGCAGTGTCGGTGATTAATGCCATACCAACTGTAACTCCAGCCGCACCAGCATAACCTTTAAAGATTCCCTCTCGATAAACAGGAATACAAGTCTTTCCATCATCAGCTATTTTTTCTTCTGCAGCAATACCTGCACAAGCATCTGTGTCTCCTGTTGTGGTAGCTGCAGTCATGGGGTCTGTTAATAATAGAACTGCACCTTTTTCAATTCCTGTGCCATTTGCGCAGGTGAAATCGATCGGAACTCCGGTTTCATATACTAAAGTAGTTTCAAGTGCCATACCATAAGGTAAGTAAAGGGTATATTTAAAGCTATTCCTTTGAGGCTTTTTTACTTTCTAAGTAGGCTTTAGTATTTTCTAGCAATTCAAGAGATAATTTTAAACTTCTTATTTCTGTTTCAGTGCTTTCTAAAGTTTTAATTTCTAGTTCTTCTTCTTTGCTTTCAGCTACCTTTAAGCCATTTTCTTCATCTTCAATCATTTTCCTTTGATTTCCCCACTCATTACTTTATTAGCGTATTCTTTTGCAGTTTCTTCTTTTTCTTGAGGAGGAGATGTTCCTGCTTCAGATCTACCTGAAAGTATTTGTTCAGCTCTTATGTCTTGTTGTTCTTTCAAAATTTCAGCATTCTTTTCATTCGCCGCTTCAAGCCTTTCAGCCAATGCTTCAGCCCTTTCGATCGAAGTCGGAATTTTTTCTTCTTCTTTTGTTTCATTTGTTTCTACCATTTTTCATAACCTCATGTACTTTAGTGAGCGCAACAGTGTTACTTTCCACAACCTTCTTCATCTGTCTATTGAAGATGTATCTTTCCCCCAGCAATGTAGCTGTCCAAATCCCTAGTACACCATATTGTATTAATGTGTCCTCAATCATAAGAATCCAAATCCTAACCTTGAAGGTTCAGAATCATCCCTCTCTTGAGCTTGCTCTTCCCAGTAAGCTTCTTCAGCTATTCTTCTTGCTTCATCTCTAGCATCTTTTGCTTCCCAGTATTGTCTTTCAGCTTCATCTAATATTTTTTGTTCAGCATTTCTTTCTTCCCACCAGAGTCTATCTTCTTCCATTAACAAAGCTAACCTAGTATCTCTTTCATTAATATCTAATCTTTGTCTGTCCCACTCAGCTTGTTCAAGTTCTAAGTTTTGCAAATATAACTCTTGCCTCTCAGCCGCAATAATTTCATCCTCAGCAGCTTTCTTGTTCCACCATTGTTGAGTTCCATAAGCAGGGTTTGCAAGTGTAATGTTACTGTTAGCTGCAGCATTTTGTATTCTTGCTTCAGATTCAGCAATAGCATTTTCATCACCTTCAACTCCAGCTAAGACTAAGTTTCTAAAAGGCCACATTAAAGGGTTAATTGTAGTGCTAAGTTCAATCTTGTCGATTGCAACTTGCCGTATAGCTTGAGATTCTTCCATTTTAGTTACAGCTTCAAAAGGGTCCATGCCACCAGTTTCAACTTGTTCTGCTATAGTCATTAAGTGAAACTTTTGTCCGCCAATGGCGTTATCTAAAGCGTACCATTGCATTATAACATCAACACCAGCTATAGTTAAACCACCTTTAATAAATTTGCTAGCTAAACTTTTTGGATCTAAAGTTTTTACAGTTGCAGCCACACCTTTCTTTAACTCAGCTTTGTTTACTAGTTTAGTTATGTCAGCTTCAGATTTACCTGTTCTGACAGCTAACTTTTTGATTGACCTTTGCTTAACATAATTTCTTGCAGTTGTTAATAATCCAAGACCACCAGCTTTGACAGCAGTTCTACCTACTGCTCCACCAGGAATTAAATCTAACCCTGATTCAGGTGTAAACCTTGGAATTTGTGAACTGAATTGGTTGAAAGCGTCAACCGCAGCTTGACCACCTTGTGCAATTTGGTTAAGTACACCAGGAGCTTCAGGTGCTATAGGAGCTGCTGCTCCGGCAGGTGCTGCTGCTACACTTTGAGGTGCAGCGGCTGAAGTCATGCCACCTGTTTGAGCAGATGGAGCAGTTGTTGGACTTGGTGCTGTTGGACCTTGTGGAGTTGCAGGAGTGAAGGGTTGAGGGGCAGGAGTGAAATTCTGTGCAGGTGCTTGTGTTTCAGGCTGGACTTGAGTTTGTCCACTAGTTATACGACTTAAAAATTTGCTAATCACTGATCTTGCTCGTGATAAAAAGCCCATCTATGCCACCCCCTGCTGATTTAAAGGCATACCTTGAACTGTCGTATCCTCAGGAGTTGAAGCTTGCATAGTTTCAGACTTAGACTTGTCACTTAAAAGTTCGTTCTCTAAACTTGCAGGGAACTCTAATGTTATCATGATACCTAACTGTAACCCTACCTGCTCTTGTATGTATAACTGTTCCTCGTTGATAGTTTGTTCAAATGCTAAGTATGCAATCTTAGCTGTAGCTTCGGTGATTTCTTGTGAACCACCTACTATGATCTGAGGCACACCAGTTGCTTGAAAAAAGTATTGGTTTAATTGTTGAATCCAAGGTAAAGGGTTTAAGGTTGAGTTTGGAGCTACACTAGCTTGTTCAACTTCGACAGCACCTTTTGGAATGAAAATGTTTTCCTTGTTCTCTACCATAGCGTCAACCTTAGCTTTGAAAGCTGCAATCTCGGTTGCATCATCAGTGTCTAAGTGCCAAATCCTAACTGGATCAACATTCCTGTGCATGACAGTTTTAAAGTCTGCCATGGCTTCGTTACGCATTAAAATGATGTCTTCAACTGCGTCAACAAGTGAAACGCCGTGAAACTCGTCAGCTACCCTGTTACGAGATAAGTGAAATATGTCTTCAGGTTTGAACTTTCTTGGAGTGCTAGAGTTTTTAGCTTTCTGTTCGTACCTTTTGATTATACCTTTTCTGTTTACTACTATTGTAATAGTGCCAGGGTCTAAAGGTTTAAGGTTTACCAAAAAACCTTTCCTGTCACGAATGATTTCTGCGAAAGCGTCACCGCCAATGTTGTAAGTTCTAATCATGTTTTCTAAGATTGTGTTGAAAGTGTCTTTACCAAAACCTTTCAGACTTTCTAGGATGAAGGTTGTTTCTGGGTTAGCTATGAAGCCTTTGCCAACTGTCCATGTAGCTTTAGCGTCAATGGCAGCTTGCAGTTCAGGGATAGCTTTGTAGTATCCTAACTGGGTTGTCCAGTAAGAGTTAGTCCATTCTGTCTCTTTCAGATCTGTTGCAGCATCAGTGCTAACAGGAGCTACTGAATAATCAGTTACAACATTAGTTAGATCACTATAATCTGCACTTCCAATATTTGTTTCTGGCATTTTTTTATCCTGATGAAGTATTATCTTTTATGTCATTTAATAAGGTTTTCATATCTTCTAATAAAGCTTTTTGTTCTTTTAATTCTTCTAGTATTAAGTTTCCCATTTTATACATATACCTGTATTGTTGCAAATCCAGCATTACCTGAATTTATTCCTGTATTAGTTGCTGTAAATCTGATGTACCTTGCTTCGACATCTCCCCCAACCATATCCCCCCATTTCCTAGGGCCAGCTGAAACTAAAGTTTCAGTTCCCAAAGATGTCCAAGCTGTACCATCAAGGCTATGTTCTACCTCAAAAGTAAGAGAACCATTCACCAAAGCTGTGTATCTAAATAACCAACTTTTGATGGTTCGCTTTTCAAACATGTCAAATTCCATAAGGTAAGTTACACCTGCAGCGTTTAAAGTCCATTCTCCATACTCAACATCGCCCCATGTTAAAGCTAAAGTGATACCACTACCTTGAGAGTAAGTTCCAGATTCAGTGATCTTTGAATAGTAAGTCATGTTAGTGAACTCGTTGCTAGTCAACATGCTACCACTATCATTATATTGTGGACTTCCTGTGAATAAGTTAGTTATTGCCAATTTCTTCTAGTTCTTCCTGAAAGTTAGGAATCTCTCCATCTTTTCTTCTGTCCCATGGGACAGAGTGTCCTGCAAGTATACTTTCATCACCCACATCTAAACCACCCAGTTGTACTGCACCTAGTAACCTGCCAAACTTTCCAACTCTGTTAACAGGGTTAATCGAAATTTCAACTTCTTTGTTTAACACCTTACTCTCCAACCAATTACTACTCTCTTTGCCTTCAGTGCCAGTTTTTTCAGGTGCTGCAATGTTGCTGAATCTTAATGGAAAGTCAAAGTCACGATCTTGCCACCTTAACTCGATGGTGTCACCATCCATAACTTTCACAACTTTCGCGCTGAAATCTTCAGTTATCTGGCGATGTGGACTTTCAAAGTAGTACACATCCATCTGTGAATTTGTTAACTCAGGAAATCTTCTAAAGTCATGCGTCATTTAAGAATACCTGGACTTTCTTATCTTTTAACAGAGATAAACCTCGCAAAGCACCATCTCTTAATACATTGATCATGTCTTCAGCTTCAGTCCTTGAGGCGTATGAGTCAAAGTTAAACTGAATAATGTAGATTGCGACTAAGTTAGATTCAACCTCTGATAGAATACCTTTAACATCAGCATTCAAACCTGCATAATTGTCAGAATAGTTAAACCTACAATTGGAATTGATTAAACTTTCAACTTGTAAACATAAAGCATTAATCCTGGCTTCAGTGATGGCTGTGTCATAAGCACTACCAGCTTTAACCAAAATTTCATCACTTGTTGCGAATATTCCTGTATGTGCCATGTTATTTACCTATGCTATCCAGATATTTAAAGTTTTGTCTTTCATGCACCATGCAGCTCTAATCATGGCTTCCGCAATATGAGTATAATTCCCAAATATTCTTAACTTACCATTCTTGTATTCTGACTGTACAGACTTTAAAGATAAGAGGACATCAGGATCTGACCAGAATGTAATCTTACTTCTTTCCATTAGAGTAAGTAAATTATTGTAAAGATCTTCTTTTAACAGTTTTTTATACTTTTTTTCTTCATTATCCAAACTTCGAGAAGCATTGTTAATAGGTACTACTCTTCTTTTAGTTTGAGGATCTTCTAGTAAAGGATCAAAAACACCTACTCCTAATCCCCCATCATCAATGTACATCTTCTTATAGTTCCACTTTAAATCAGAAATCTTAATCTTCTTCACAGTTTCAGTTAGATAAGAGTTTTCATATACATCTATGTCAACCTGTATCAGCTTTTTCTTGTTAATCCTTTGCATAGCAAATAATACACTCTCATCTCCCCCCATTCTCGCCACATCAACTCCAAGAAAGAAATCTCCAGCAAATCTGCTTGGTGTCTCACCCGGCTTAGACACCATGCACGATTTGATGAGTTCAGTGGGGAAGAATTGTCTCAACTCATCTACAAATTCACCCAAATACTCTTGAGCATACTGTAAATTAGTCATACTTTCCTTTTCACTCTTCAAATGCTCAGGATCCATCCTAGAACAATCTTCACTTGAAACATGAAATTTAGAAAAATTATCTTTCTGGAAACAATCATAGAAGTAACCCCCCTTACCAAAAGGTGTGGACAAGAGAATCATAGTACCCTTTGACACTGCAAGCATAGGGGTTACTGCAGTCCAAACCTCTTCAGGAATGAAAGCTGCTTCATCTGCAATCAGAAGATCTACAGTGAAACCTCTTATTCCATATCCACTCAACCCGGTGGGGAGGCATCTAATAATACTCCCATTAGTTAAACATACTTTGGATTTAGTAGGTTTTTCTTTACCTCTCTTAATCATAGACTTATAATTTTTAAAGAGATAATCCATTACTTTCTCAAACAATAACTGAGCTTGTCTTTCTACAGAAGCTATGATAAGTACATGTTTCTTCTTATTTGTTGCAGCATACTGCCCTGATTTGATAGAAATAACAGTACTTTTACCTACTTGTCTGCCAGATCTAAGAACTATGTGGCCATCTGTATCCAACACTTCCTGTTGCCAAGGATCAAGTTTCATTCTTTAATCTATTAATCTCCTGAGCAAGTTCAGAGATCTTATCTGTAAGCTTATTCCTTTGTCTTGTAATATTTAGGTCATTACAGTACTCTTTTACACCTTTTTCCGCAAGAATTAAAGCAACACCTTGTCTAAGAGCTTCTGCTCGAGAGATATGGTATTTTTTACATAATAAAAAAAATTCTTGAGATATTGTTGTTGATATTGTTAGTTTTACCATATAAGTAGCTAAGTATGTATCATATATAAGTATATCGGTGCTTTTCAAACTATATACTATACTATATACTCTTAACATAGTAAGTAAGTAAGAAGGCAGTCCATAAGTAAGTAGCCAGTCAGCCTAGGGGCTACTAGCAAAATTTGTCTGAGAGCCTGGATGCTGTATAAACAAAGAACAAATCAAACTCGCTATATATGAAAGAACACTAAAACCCACCCCTATGGAAAAACAACACATAATCATACCAGCCGCCCGAAGGGCGGCGGG